CCAGTATACTATGATGGTACAACTTGTGACGAAGTATCTGCACACGCAGACTATAGCGGCACGGTTCCTTCTGGTGATATTGTTCAGTCTGGCTTTGGTAGACTCTGGGTTGCCAAAACGGATACCAATAACACCACAGTATATTGGTCAGACCTACTCACTGGATTCAAGTGGGATACAGGTAGCTCTGGTAGTATAGATGTTTCTAAAGTGTGGCCTAACGGCAACGATGAAATCACTGCGTTAAAAGTACACAACAACTTCCTCATCATCTTTGGTAAAACTCAGATACTTGTGTACAGCGGTGCTGATGATCCTGCAACAATGCAACTATCAGACACTGTTGTTGGTGTTGGTTGTATTGCTCGTGACAGTGTGCAAGTGACAGGTAAGGATGTTATTTTCTTGTCTGACGATGGCTTGCAGAGCTTGGGACGTACTATTCAAGAGAAGTCTGCACCAATGCGTGACATCTCTAAGAATGTGCGTACAGAAATGATGAGTTTTGTTTCATCAGAAACAGGACGTATTTATTCTGTGTATTCTCCTGAAGAAGCATTCTACTTGTTGCATCTGGAAAACGCAGGTGAGACATATTGTTTTGATATGCGTAGCCCGTTAGAAGACGGCAGTGCTCGTGTTACTAAGTGGGATTCAATTACCCCTCAGTGCCTCTGTAGGCTCCGTGACGGGACGTTGTTGCTTGGTAAAGGTCTAGGTATTGCTGAGTACGATGGATTTGATGACAACGGCTCTACGTACATTATGTCGTACTTCACTAACTACATTGACTTTGGTGCTCCATCTAACCTGAAGCTACTCAAAAACCTCAAGGTAACAATTATTGGCGGTAGTGACACTCAGGCAACACTTAACTGGGGTTATGATTACTCATACGCATACCGTAAGAAAACTTTTACACTCGCTGAACAGATCATTGCTGAATATAACATTGCAGAATATAACATCGGTGAGTTTAACGCAGGTGTCTTGGTAAACCGTCCATCAGTACAGGCTTCAGGTGGAGGTCAAGTAGTGCAACTTGGTATTGAATCAGAAATTAACGGGTCTGCTGTATCTATTCAGCGCATGACCGCACAGGCTATCGTAGGAAGGACTATCTAATGTCAAACTATACTAAGACAACCAACTTTGCTGTCAAGGATAACTTGGCATCTGGTAATCCGGCAAAGATCATTAAAGGCACAGAGATTGATGCCGAATACAACAACATTGCAACCGCAGTGGCGACTAAGGCAAACACGGCAGACCCTACATTCACAGGTACTGTAACTGTCCCAACGCTATCTGTCACTGGTACTGCAACTATTGGTACTATTGATGGAGGTACATACTAATGGATTTAGCAGGATTATTTTCCGGCTTAGGACAAGCAGGTGCGGCATATGCTCCGTATGCATTGTCTCAGAATGAGATTGATATGTTGGCGCAGTATGCGTCTGATGTTCCTCAAGCGGCACAAGGTATTGCACAGACTGCGGCAGGTGCGGCAGAGTTTGTCCCATTTAGTGTTAAAACTGCTACTGGTGCAGGTACAACAATTACAACAGACCCTACCACTGGTCAGCCAACACTAACATATGGCTTGGGTGAAACAGAAAAAGCTCTTCAGACATCTCTGTTATCTGGTGCATCTACACTAGCAGGTCAGACACTACCTACAGCAACCTCGTTGTATAGTGATATTCGTGCTTTACAGACACCTGAAGAAGAGCGTCAAGCCCTTGCATTAGAGAATCGTTTAGCATCTCAAGGACGCTTAGGTGTTCAAACAGCCGCTTACGGAGGCACTCCAGAGCAACTAGCATATCAGAAAGCTATACAAGAAGCACAGAATCAAGCGGCTTTCCAAGCAACACAACTTGCTCCACAATTACAACAAGCACAGCTTCAAAACTTAACAGGTATGTTAGGTGCGGCTTACTTACCACAACAACAAGCAATGGCAGGATTGATGCCGGGTATTGACATCTCTCGTATTGCTCAGGCGGCACGCCAGGGTGAGGCAGAAGCGTTGTACAGAGGTGGTATCGCAGGATTGGAAGCACAAGCGGCAGGAGCAACAGCGGCGGCTAACGTGGAAGCGGCACGTACACAGGCACTAGCAAATGCATTGTCAGGTATGTTTGCTAAGCCAGATGGTGGCGGTACTTCAGCGGGACAGGACTTCTTTAAGGCATTGTTTGGTTCAGGGCCATCAAGTATAGTACCAGTATCAGAATATGCTAGTACCGGACAGCCTCTTCTTCCTGAATATCAAGATTCACCAAGTTTCTAAGGAGTCATTATGGCACAACAATCAATGTTGATGGGGCTACTCAAGACTCCTTCACAGGTTCGTCAAGAACAACAAGAAAAACTCGCACAGGATGCTTATGCACGTAGTCAACAAATGATTACTGGTGGAGGCACTACAGCACTACCCGGTATCATTTCTCGTTATGGTGCACAGGCGGCACAGCGTGGAGCGATGGCAGGTGCAGGGTTGCTTAGGGGTGTCGCAGGTGGCTTAGGGACTGCTGTAGGTGGTGAGACAGGACAGCGTATTGCTGACTTAGGTGTGACTGCTGAAGAGCGTCAGGCAGGAGTAGGACAAAGAATTATTTCAAAGTATGATCTTACTAATCCTGATGAAATGGCTAAAGCTGCTAAAGAATTATCTCAGAATAATTTTACAACAGAAGGCCAAGCACTTGCTTTAAAGGCTCAACAATTAAAAATTGATATGGCTAAAGCAAGTCAGAAACGTCCTTCGTCAGTACGTGAATTTGAGTATTATCAAACTCTTTCTCCGGAAGAACAAAAAACATATCAATCATTAAAACGTCAAACAAATTCTATTAAAGATTTGGGAGACGAGTTAGCTTTGGTTGATAATGCTACAGGTGAAATTATTGCAAGATTCCCTAAACAACTACCACCAGAAGCTAGACCGGAAACTCAAGCTGCTCAAGAACAAGAAAAAGGGTTGGCTGTTTCTGATGTTGATATTGTTACTAATGCCCCCAGTCAGTTAGATACGTATAATAATATTCTTTCTAAAGTTGAATCATTAAAAGATCATTCAGGATTAGATATAGCAACTGGAACATCATCAATGCTTCCTCTCATACCTGGCACTCCTGCTAATGATTTTAATGCGCTTTTGGAAAGTGTTAAAGGTGCTGCATTCTTAGAGCAGTTTGAAAAACTTAAAGGCGGTGGGCAAATTACAGAAGTTGAAGGTAAGAAAGCAACAGATGCCTTAGCGGCCTTAGAACGCTCTCAATCTAAAAAACAATTTGTCGGTCAGCTAAACATTGTTCTTGATATTATGAAACAAGGACAATCTCGTTTACAAGGTAAATTAGAGAAAGCACAAACAAGAACAGAAAAGCGTACATCAGGTAGCAAGCCGTCTAACGTTGTAAAATTTTCAGACTTGCCAGAATAAGGAATAGATAATGGATGTAGAACTTCCTAATGGAGTTGTGATTACAGGAGTTCCTGAAGGCATGTCACGGGCTGAAATCCAAAGACGTGCTATTGCAGGTGGATATGCAAAAGAGTCTGATTTTGGTGTGTTGTCTGAACCACCTCCAGAAGCTAAGCAACCGGAGCCTAGTCCTGCAGGGATTAATCCGGATATTGTAGGTCTTCCTGGTGCAGGAGGTGAAGAGGCCGCCTACAAGGTTATGGGTGAGAATCAGGATATTGTACAAGCTCAAAAGATAGCTAATGAACGTACAGCAGTAGATGAGTTTATTGATTTCTTACCGACAGCTACAGAAGTGGTAGGTGGTATTACAGGTCTTGCATTAACTAAAACACCGCAAGGTGCAGTAGTAGGTGCTACTACAGGATACGGTGCAGGGGAAACATTGCGCCAAATGATTACTGGCGAAGAAGATACGAATAGACTTTTAGTTGGTCTTGGTTATGCTGCTTTATCCGAATCACTTGCAGGGCCATTAGCAAAGTTAATACAGAAAGGGGTAGAAATTACTCCACGTGTTATAGCATCGTTAGGTGTTGATTTAAAAGCTGCTAATGAAATTGCATCTGCTATTAAAAAACCTGAATTAGCGCAGGCAGGTACTTTAACGTCCAAAGAAGAAACTCAGGCATTACTTGCTAGTGCTGATCCGAACGCAGGGCTTAGACCTGCTCAAATTGTTGAGAGTTGGACAAGGAGAGCCACTGAGTCGTTTGGACGTGCAGGGATTGGTGGACAGGCTCGTTTTGATGAATTAAAGGCTATCAATGAAGAAGCTCTACAAAGTTTGTCAAATAAGTTGATTGATGGTGTCAATTCTGGGCGTTATTCATATGATGAAGCAGGTGAGATTTTTTATAGCACAATTAAGCAAGGAAATGAAGCTTTAACTAGGTCTTATGGAGAGGCTGAAAGTAAATTTTTACAGGAAGCAGGCGGCCTTGCTGTTAATACAGCGAACACAAAACAACTAGCAAAAGAAATTCTTGACGAGGGTGTAGCACCTTTTACAACAAAAGCGGATGGAACACCTGCGGGCGACGCTTTATCATCTCAAGTTAAAACTGTTTTAGAAACAGTCGCACGTATTCGTCCTGGAGCGAAGCCAAAAGAAATTGATACTGTAATTAGAAGTTTAAATGAACTTTCAACAGAAGCAGGTAATGTTCTTGGACAAACATCTCAATCAACAGCAAAAATAAATCAATTGATTAACACGTTGCGTAAAGACTTGAAAGATTCTCTTCCTGATAACTTAAAAACTCAGTATGAATCTATGAAGTCTAGTTACGCAGCTTCTAAAAAGAACTTAATGCCTTCTGCGTTACGGACAGCCATGAGACGTGGTAAGGAAGAAAACTTTAATTACATTGGGCAAATGTTAGCAAAAGAAAATAATTCTAACGTTGCAACTCAGGCTTTTAAAGCTCTGGAAGAAGCTAAAAAGTTAAACCCTGATCTGAATACATTAAAAGCTGAACAGGCTTTACGTAGTGGTTATCTTGAGAACATCTTCAAGTCAGGTGAAATGACTATTGATGAAATGGCTAAATTTTATGATCGTGTACTGAAGAATAAAGAAACACGAGAAACCTTTAATTCTGTTCTTGGTGATAGTAAAGACGGTGTTTTAAAAATCTTCAGAGCCGCTAAAGAAGCAACAGCAGAACCAGGTGAAAAAGGAGCTTTATCGCTCTTTGTTGCAGGACGGCAGGTAAGTAGTATTGGAAGCATACCTCAATTATTACAAGGTAGTGCTGCGGGTACTGCGGTGATTGGAGGAGACTTTATCACATCTGCAGCCATTCTTACAGTTCCTTGGGTATTGGCACGTGTGGCTACCAATCCAAAGGCTGCGGCTAAACTACTCCAACTGGAGAAGAATGCTTCAAAAATGACTCCAAGGGTAATTACATCTACAACGTTAAAAATACTACGTGATGTAAACATTCCTACTGAAAAAGTTAATGAGTATTTAAAAGAACAGGGTCTACAGCCTATTGCAGAATAAAAAAGCCCCTCACTTGGAGGGGCATAATCACCGGAGAGTGAAACTATTCAAATACTTGGTGGACATCGCCCCACATAACTTTAAAAAACGGGATGTTCACTACCCACCCATCAAAGAAAAACACTTCTGCTTCATCAATATCAGATTCTGATGTCCATCCCAGGATAGGCTGTGCCTCCACTGTTTCAACAGACAGTCCAAACACATTGTGAAATCTAAAACTAAATGCTGTCCCTATCTTCATACTGCCCATCCCCAGTCTTCACCTTCTAAACCATGCGCATTGTAATCCGTCACTCTTTTCTCAAAGAAGTTAGACATACTACTACCGCCTAGTATCTCCTCCATCCACGGCAAAGGATTCTCCTTAACCTTCCAGTTTGTCTTGAGACCAAGTTGGAGTAAACGTCTGTCTGCGAGGTAGCGAATGTACTGCTTGACATCTGTCGCCGACAAACCTTCCAAGTCACCCATCTCATACGCCAAGTCAATAACTTTGTCTTCAAGCTTGACTGCAGCCCTAAACATCTCGTATATATTTTTCTTAAAATCATCATTCACAATCCGTGGGTGCTCATCACAGAACTCCCTAAACAACTTAGCCATTCCTTCCGCATGTTGGCTCTCGTCCCGGACAGACCATTCAACAACAGTGCACATTCCTGGCATCTTTCCATAACGCTGATAATTTAGCAGCATAGCAAAAGCACTGAACAATGACATACCTTCATTCAGCACTGATCTAGCGATAGCTAGTGCTGTACCGCTAACACTATGCATATCAATATCAGACATAAACTCCACTTTTGAAGCCATCTGTTGATATTCTAAGAATGTGGTGAATTCTTCTTCAGGTAGTCCAAGAGTATCATTAAGGAGGGCATATGCACGTTGATGGATGAACTCTCTACTAGCAAAGGCTGTGAGCATCGCCCTGATCTCATTGTTCTTAAACTTGGGTATATAATACTCCAGGTAGTTTGTCCCGACTGCCACGTCTGTCTGCGTGAACAACCGCAGAATCTGGGTGATGTGATTCTTTTCAGCTTTTGATAGCTTCTCTGATTTCCAGTGATTAACATCTGTCTGTAGCTCTAGTTCATCCTCAATCCAATGAATACGCTCATGTTGTGTAGCGTACTCAACAGCCCAAGGGTAGCTAAAGGGTTTGTATGTAGTGTTACTCTCCAGTAGTGCCATTAGAGTCGTACCTCATTTTGTTTATCTTCTAGTTCTTTTTCAAACACTACAGTCTGGTATTTAAGATAGGATCTAATAAAAGTAACTAAGTCTCTTGTAAGGTCAAGCAACACTTCATCCTTTTCATTGCTTGAATTAAAATAAAACGTGTCTACGCAATCCATTAATTTAATAAGATCGTCTGCTTTAATATACATATCTTAATTCTCCAGTTCTGTTTGGTTTTGATATATAACATTCATCAAATTGTTGTTGTGATAGTGTAGCCTATCTACTTCATCTTGTAAACTCTGAATGTGTAGGTAACAGTCGTTGAGTATCTGTTTATTAAAAGGATCGGAGTCCTTTATCAACTCCAATCGCTTAATTAAGTTTTCCGTTTGACTTTTCAAGTATTCTAATCTCCAGTTCCAACCCGATGATCTTTGCATGTAACTTACGGGCCTTATCCCAATTCTTTTGACACGATGCTTTAAGAAGTTTCAGCCACGTCTTCTTTAGCTTCAGGGCTAAACTCATACTCCTTGTTCTCCTTATCTATCGCCATCTCAAGTAACCGCCTGAGTCCAATCTCAACTAACAGTCGTGTGGCTTCTGGGTCTGTACCAACAACCAGTGTTGCAGAGCCATCTTCATGCTCAACGTAGTCTTTTACGTCAATTGTTCCTGCTTTGGTTTGCATATCTTCTCCTTTGTATAGAAATACTATGCATATATTCCCACTTTTATGCGGATGTCATCCCTGACACGATACACACTCCTCGCCTTCAAAGTCCTTCAGCGCATTGCGGTCTACTTTAGTGCCCACTTTCTCCGCTGTAACCCCCGCAGTCGTCCGCAAGTAATATAAGCCTTTAAGTCCTTCTTTCCAAGCTTTGAGATGTGCCTGATTAACGATAGCTTTGTCCGTGCCGGATGGGAAGAATACGTTGACGCTCTGTCCTTGACAAATAAACTCCTGTCTCTTTGCGGCGTGTTCCACAACCCAGTTTTGATCAATCTCAAACGCCGTTCTAAACGTAGCCTTCTCACTGTCGGATAAGAACTCCAAGTGCTGAACAGAGCCTTCGCTTTCAAGGATGCTTTGCCAGACCTTCTTAGTGTTGTGATTCTTGTCATCTAAAAGTTTCTCCAAGTACGGATTACGAACAGTATGACTACCCGCCCTTGTCCTATGCACAAAGCAATTAGAAATACGAGGCTCAATAGAGGCAGAGCAACCGCATATGATAGAGCTGTTAGCGTTAGGAGCAATAGCCAGAAGATGCATATTCCTAACACCTGTCCACTCACCATCAGGACATTCACCACGTTCTGTTGCAAGCTGATATGTTGCATCTACTGCTTGCTCTTTGATCGCCTTAAACATCTGATAATTCTCAGACGCAGCTTGCCATGTTTCCCAAGCTATTCCTTTGCTTTGGAGGTAGCCGTGGAAGCCCATTGCTCCAAGACCGACTGAACGCTCTCTGTATGCTGAGTAGACAGCTTTTCCCAGTTCTTCTGGTGCGTTGTCAATAAAGTATTGAAGCACGTTGTCCAAGAATCGGATAAGGTCTCCAACCATTCCGCTTGTTCGCCAGTCATCATACTTTTCAAGGTTGACTGAGGAGAGGCAGCAGACTGCTGTTCGTTCTTCAGATGTTGCGAGATGGATTTCGTTGCAGAGGTTAGAGCCATTAATTGACAATCCAAGTTGCTTTTGAGCTTCCGGTAAGCCTCGTCTGGCTGTGTCAATAAAGTTAAGGTATGGGCTACCAGTTCTGAACCTAGCTTCAAGGATTCGTTGCCACAGCTTGCGAGCCGGGATTGTATCTCTGACAATTCCTGTATGCGGGTCTGTAAGATCGTGTTGTCCATCATTAATCACTTTCTCCATAAATTCATCTGTGATATTCACAGCGTTGAACAAGTTAAAGCACTTACGATTGATGTCACCACCTGTAGGTACTTTAAACGAAATAAATTCTTCAATGTCAGGATGGCTTACGTCTAGGTATGCGGCGTAACTCCCCTTGCGAGTCTTGCCCTGCTTGTACGCTGTCATCTGACTGTCTACTACTTTCATGAACGGCATCGGGCCGGGAGCTTTGTCGCTGATCCCTCTCACATCTGACCAATGCCCACCCACACCTCCGCCCTTTACGGAAAGCCATGCTACTTCACCATTATGTTCAATAAGGCTATCAAGATTGTCCCCCACGTAAGTAAGGAAACAAGAAATAGGAAGCCCACTAAGCCGTCCGTCTGGTTCCGGGGCATTGCTGAGCACAGGTGACGCAAACATGAACCAACCTTTACTAGCGTAATCGTAGATACGTTGTGCAAGGTCAAGGTCATCATAGCAATAAGCCACTGCAGCACGTGCAAAAGCTTCTTGAGGACTTGTCTCATGCTCAAGCATATAGTAGTCCCGCATGAGAGTAATTGCTTGCTCACTAAGGCGATTGTCTCTTTCATAATCAATCGTTATCCCAAGGTGTGTCTTCATCTAGTTCTCCGATAAGGTCTTGGTAGTTGTTTTCTATTAAATCAGAAAATCTATTAACTATGTCTTCTGATGTGATTTCAAGACGTTCCACTAATAACGTCTCGTCCAACTGCATCAGTCTTTCTTTAAGTTCTTCTAAAGTTAGCATTGCCGATGCGAACCTACTATTCTACACGATTGAGATGAGTTTGTCAAGATAATGTTTAGCCTTTTTCAAATCTTCAACACCGCCTTTGTCTTCCCATCTTGCCATGTATTTAATTACGTTTCCCCAGATGTAGCCTTTGAATGCCTCCTCAGACATCCAGGCTTCCATTGCTTCCCAAGGTTGCACAGACTTAGATGTGTAGTGGTTACCTCCCACCTGTACATCATCAGTCATTTTTTCTTTCCCTTGTGATAGATACCTAGTTCTTCAGGTAGTTCAAATGTGTATCCCCAACACGCCTCAATTTGCTTTACAACATCATCAATCACCTCAGTCCAATGAACTGTGTCTTCATATTCACAGCGAATGATTTGCTCTTTACCATGACCACGTAGTTCAAATGTCATGTAAATCTTGTCTTCATCGTCAAATGGATTCATTTTTTACGTTCCTCTTTTGTCTTTACATCGTGACAGGTTTTACATAACACCTGCAGATTGTCTTCTTCACAGAACAGTCTTTTAACAAATCCTGGAAGATCAGAATACTTTGTTAACGTCCCTGCGGGTGTGATGTGATCAACATTCACTTCTGTAGACTTGTACAGATTTGAACACTGAGCACATTCATACACCCACTTGGTACGCTTATCCTTCCCTGAATAAGGCTTCCTTGCCTTGTCCATCACTTGATAACGGACAGGGTATTTAGTCCAAGCACGTCTGAGGGATGAACGTATGAAACTAAAATACCTTGCCGTTGTCCAAGTGTTTCCTGCTTTATTCTTAACTCCACGTGTCACGTTATCACCTCTGTAGGTGGTGTGAACGTATCGTTAACGCTGCGGAGCATGTATAAGAGATGTCCGTTCTCCATTGCACGTTCATGTCCCAAATGCTCAACAATTACTTCCCACATTTCCGTTTCTGTCTTGCCTTCCAATAGCTTCTCAGCCTTTTTAGGGCCAATGCCGTGAACACCTTTGATGTTGTCTACGGCATCACCAGTAAGGAATTGTTTATAGAAGTTGAAATTAGCTGTTTCTTGGTCAACATAATAAAGATTGTCCTTGACAAAGTTGTAGTGCCAACCAACAACTTGATCCAGGTCTTTATCAAGAGAAACAATAACACCATCGCCTTTTAGCTCTGTAGCTTCAATAGCAATGGCATCATCTGCTTCCATACCTTCCCAAATAACAGCATCCCAAGAATAGACGAGATAGTCCCTAATCAGCTTGTAGTGCTTAGGCTTTTCTGCGCCTTTTCTGTTCCCCTTGTATGGAGCCGTAACAGCAATCTCATCCCTGAAATTGCCTTTGCCAGTGAGATGCAGCGACCATCGTTGACAATGTGGCAAGTCTATCATTACCAAATCTTCCAAGAAATGTGCAATGGTACGAATGGCCACATCCTCGCTGTCGTTATTTGTGGCAAAGCCAAAACGATAGACAAGAATATCTGCATCAATGATCGCTACATTATAAGACATTACAGAGCGTCTTCTTCTGTAGTGTCTTCAGCCTCAACAGGCTCTGGAGGTGCTACAAGTTCTGTAACAACAATCTTCTTGATAGAAGGGAAGCGTCCATACTTGCAGTCGTAGTATCCAAGCAGAATAGAAGCTTTAGTACCCCATCCTACCTTTCCACCAGGAATCTCTTCACCATTCTCATCAACCACCTCAATCGGAATAACAGACTTAGGTGTTAGCACCATGCCATACTCATCAGACTTGTGAGACTTTGGCGGGTTTTTGATGTTGAGTGAATTAATAGCATTCACTGCAGCTTCATTGAGATTGGTGAGAGTCACCTTGTACTTGTTGTCAGGATACTGAGACGCTTGTGGCGATCCCTCTTCATCCTTCTTGTCCAAGTAGCCCCACATAAGAGTGGCGTTAAACTTTACTTGATTGCTCATACTCATTCTCCTGTTGGTGAGTAGATAATATTATAACACATTAGTGTGTGTCATACCAATTATTTCCTATTTTTGCTTCAGCGTCAACAGGACACCGAAACCCCAATGTACGGCCTGATTGTCTGGCCGCTTCTACCATGATGGTTGCAATTTGCTCAGCATCTGGAGCAAACGCTTCCATCTGGATTTCATCATGTACGAACGCAACCTGCCGTACATCTAATTTGTTTTGCTTGATAGCCTTGTGTGCTTCAACACACCATTGCTTTGCAATAATAGCACCACATCCTTGTAACAAACTGTTCAGTGCTGCATGTTCAGACCGAACAATGATACGTCTCCCATCTAAACCTGGTACATATCCTTTCTCAGCATACTTCCTTACTTTCTCCATGAGCCGTGATAACGCAGGAGTGTTAGCATAAAAGCGTTGCAGGATTTCACTTCCTTCTCTTGCACCGCCATCAACAATACTACCAATCTTGGCCGGGCCTGCACCATACAATGTTGCGTAAATAAGTGTTTTAGCTTGTGGTCTTGTTATCCCTGCAGCGTCTGCGTTCTTTTGATGGATGTCACCGTTGAGAAGTTCCTCTGTCCACGAATCATCCTGCATGTAATGAGCAAGACAGCGTAATTCAATGCCGGATAAATCTGTACCTACTAACTGATTACCTCTATCCACTGTCCACAAACTACGGCATTCAACACCGTATGGCTTATTCACACTAGGCACTTGTCCCAGATTGGGACTATGATGTGTCATACGTCCAGTGACAGCACCATTACTGATGACGCCGCCATGTACTCTACCTGTCTCAGGATGTGCATGTTTGAGCCATGAGTCTAACAATCCTACACGCTTCTGTATCATCAAGTATTCAGCAATTAAAGCAGCTTCAGGAATCTGTACATCTTCTAATGTTGTTTCATCAACAACAACAGATCCTTTTTCTGTGTGCTTCTGTGGTTTCCATCCAAGCTGTTGTAGACGTTGTGCTATTTGCTTACGGCTACCTGGATTGAACACTGTCACCTTGTCTTTTAATCGCTTGCCTGTTTTCTCAGACCAACGTTCTTCAATAATTGGTTGAAATACGTCTTGCATCTGCTCTTCAATAACAGACATTCTATCCGACAATTGAGCATATAGTATTTCAGCTTGAGGTACGTCCAGTTTAAAACCGTTTCGCTCTTGTTTAGCAATCTCAATCGCTGTCTTATGCTCCAACGCAATAGATTGTTCTGCATCTTTCCATTGCTTGAATTCTTGCTGAAGCAATTGAAACAAAGCAGTTGTGACTCTAACGTCTTTCTGACAGTATTGCACCATCTCTTCAGACAAACCACCATCATAATCCTCAAAGTCAAGTTTATGTTCACCAAGACGTTCACCCCAGGCACGTAGACTATGTCCACCTTGTAACGTAGGATTGAGGAGCCTTGACATCACTAGAGTGTCTTTAGCTTTGCTTGGCATGATATTGATATTCCACAAGATACGCAGCCAATACGCATCAAATGAAATACCATTATGCATAATTATTTTATCATGGCTGTCAATCAATTCTTGCAGGCCATCGGGCGAGGTGAATGTATACATCTCGCCTGTATTAACATCTTCACAACAGCAACACCAAATCACTGATTGTTTGCTGTCTGTTTCAATGTCAAGGGTTAGCAATTTTATGTCCTTGTAAATACTTCACGGCACTCTTCACACGTTCAATATTATCAGAAAATGCACCCAGTCCAACATTACAATGATGACACACCCACCCACGAAATGTGTCTGTCTCATGACAATGATCTAGTAAAAACCTTTTCATCATCCTCTGATCATATTTATTTACTTGCTCAATTGTGCGTTCACAAATAGGGCAAGCATAATTCGGGTCTTCTGGGTATGGATTGAGTTTTTCAAGTTCTTTCCTAAGTTTCGTTGCGCTGTTTTGACATGAACGACATGTCCTCTTAACCTCACCTGCGGGCATCACCTGAAAGTGTTCTGTTGGTTGACGAATATGGCACTTGATACAGACATACCCGTCTTCACCTTGATATTCTACAATATCGTCAAACAGGTTTTCTTGATTCACAGGTTGTCCTCTTCTTCAACTTCAGTCATTCTACCAGTGTGCAAGCTATAAAGCAATGCACATGCTTTCCCTGTAATACCTGCAAATCTGTTCTTCAGAACACGTACATATGTTGTGTTACGTTCACGAACATCATCAGCTTGTCCATTACGTTCCAAGCCTATCACCATATCTGACAATTGAGCAATACTACCAGACCCACGTAATTGTGCGAGGCTTGTTGCAGCCCCCTCCTCATGACCCTTAGTGTCAGGACGCTTCAAATGGCTTACGCAAATCAAACTGATGCCTGTTTCTTGTACAAGCATTCTCAGCTTGGTCATGATTTCGTCAATGGCTTTACGTTCATCCCCGTTATTCTGAGCACTAACAACGATAGAAATATGATCAAGGAACACATACTCACATCCCATAGCTTTGGCCAGGTAGCGTACATGATTGACGATGCTATCAACATCACCACTACCGAAATGATTAAGGAAATACAGACGATCTGTACCAAGTGTTTGAGCGAATGCATCATCCTTCTCCTTCTGTGTAACAATAGCATCAGGCAGGTGTAGTGGCTTGTTCGCAGCCAATGACATCAAAGACAATCCTGTCTTGCGTATGGACTCTTCCAAGAACATACAACCTACTTTACTGTCTGTTGATTGTAGGATGCCCCATATCACTTCACGTAAGAATTGACTCTTACCAAGTCCACTTCCGGCTGTCACTGTCACCAGTTCATGCTTACGTATGCCGTATGTCAACTCGTTCAAGCCGTCAAAAGGATAGAAACAATCCGCCTTCTCTAACGGCTTCATCACCTCATCATACAATGCAGATCCACAGACAATCCCGTCAGGTGTCCACTTCTCTGCCCTCCAGAATCCCTGTACAAAGTCTGCTGTCTTGTTTTTAAGCAGATAGTCGTTAGGGTCTTTAATACCTTCTGGATGTATCATGTACTTGGCTTTGTGTGAAAATAATTCACAACACTTGGTTTGTGCTTCTAACCCCGCAGGATCGTTATCAAAAGCAAAGATAATAGTATTGAAACTATCAAGGTAATCATAATTCTCCTTACAATCCTTTACAGCACTCTGCGCACCATTACGTACAGACACGCATGGTGTCTTTCCTTGCATCATCTGATACGCTGCCATCGCATCAAATTCCCCTTCAGTGACGACAATGTATTTCTGTCCTGCCGGAAATCGTTCTTGTCCAAACAAACGTTTGTCTGCCTGGAAGTCTCCAATGATTTTGAATTTCTTCTCACCATTGATACGAACCTTGGCTGCACTGCCTACAGGGAAATACAAATCACCATCGTTCCAACCTACACCATATCGTGTACATGTATCCTTAGATAGCTTTCTATCCGACAAGTCTGTCGTAAACAGTGCCTCAGACGGCTCCATAGGCTTCATATCGGACTCTTTAGCCTTCTCCCATGTCTCCCTACCACCTCCATCAGGAGGGATGCGTGTGGAGCATGAGAAGCACGTACCCCACCCACTGTCATCAATAGCAAATGCATCACTGCTGTTACAGGATGGACAAGCAAGATTGTAATTAACAAATGCCATTATGCTTTCTCACTTCTTTCTTTCACGTCATCTTTATAAAACTCAATAGACTCTTTGAGATTGTGATGCATCAACACAATATCAGCAACTGTCTTTGTGTCCATATCCACAAGCACTTGGTCATGCATTGGCTCAGGATCATACAAGTAGTCTGATAGGCGTTTACACAATTCCACCATCAATACGTAAGTGTTTACATCATTCATGCTATTTGTTCTCCAAGTAAAACAAAGCATCTTTTACATCATCAACATCATTATCGTCAACATATTCCAAGAGCTTTGTTAAAAAACTATCCAATCCCCAGGATCGGATGTATTCACCATTAACACACATTGAGACGTGTAGTGCCATCTCTTGTGCAGCCACTTCCATATCCAAGTCATTCATCCCAAGTGTCTCCATGTTCGTTGTTAATCTTGTAACATGCCTTTAAATATATGAGCAATAACATCAACTGTCCATCCATTACCAAGCATTTTGTATCGCTGTGTGTTACTTACACCTTCAGTATAGTTATCAGGCACAGTTTGTAACCTCTCACACTCTATTGGTGTTAGTTTTCTGTGCAACTCGCCATCAAGTTTAGGTGTTCCAAAGAAATCGCAGCGTAAATAGTCACCTTGCCTACCATTTTTAACATATTCTGTTGCGGATAAACAAGCTGCTTTAGGCTTGTTGTAGTCAATCAAACAATGATCCCAATTTCGTTTTACGAAACTTTCTGACATAATCACAAAGTTTTTAGGGTGTTGTTCCAGAATGTGCTTTAACAGGTCTTGACTCACATCAATATTCATATCAACTGGAATATTTGTCCAGTATAGTCTGTTTCTATTCTGAGCAGAAAAACAATGGGAATTTATCTTTATCGGTTCAACACCAAGCATTTTAGTGATTATTTCTTCAGATTCTTTTTTCATCATTACGTTCTCAAGCATGAAATATGTAGGTTTACATTCCTTTAACAGCCTAACGTATTCAAAAAATAGTTTTGATCTTTGATCTGCAAAATTTAGATTTTTACCTGCAAAACTAAAACCTTGACATGGACTACCTCCAATCAATAAATCAATCTTAGGTAGTTCTGATCCATGTACATCCTGGACATCTCCCAAGTGGATTGTATCTGGATAGTTCTTCTTAGCTATTTGTATTGCATACTTATCAATCTCAGCAGCATAGTAAGCATCCACGTCAATTCCTACTCTCTCAAGTGCTATCTGCCCGCAAGACATTCCATCAAATAAACTTAAAACATTCATAGTCTCTCTCCAATGTTGGCATGCTTCTTGCTATATATATCTATATACATATATACATCATATAAATAATAATCTTTATATAAATAATTATATTTATATAATAATTATTCTTCTGTATACATATCTTCAATATCTATAACATCTTGTATGTGTAACATATCTTGATTTTCTATTACTGTTACATCATCTTTGATATGTTTATAACAATCACTACACATGTCAAGATATTCATTTGTAGTGATTGATTTACGTGAACATTCAAAGTCTGTTAACAGTTTGTCACAGCATACACAGCGCATAGGTTATGTTTCCAATGTTAATAGTATTGCCGGAGTGTAACATCCTTCATAATAGATTTCAATATCTTTGTTGACTACAGCAGATCCATCCTGCTGCAAGTCTCTTAATGTTCTGTTATCGTATCGTCTACGGGCTTCATCTAAGGTGATGATGCGTACAGAACAATTTTGTCTGTCATATTCGTTGACATATGTTAACGTGTCCATTTTTCTATTTCCTCTTCTAATGCTGAGATATGAACAGACGATGGAACAGGCATTCCAGGACGTGGTGACATCTGTTCTGCCGTTGATTTCCATTTATCATAAGCGAACACATCATCACGCATATCCGCCTCATTGGCAAGGAACAAACACCAAAGGTATGCGCATTCACCTTTCAAGCCTGATGATATTGAGCATCGTTCTACATATGGGATTTTGTTCATGTCTCTTCCTTCACATATTCCCAAATCTTAAAGTTTACGATTTTACATATCGTGGTTTTTGTCACTTCAAACTTATCTGCAATTTCCTGCAGTTTCAATCCCTCTTTACGTAATGCCCTAATGAGAATTACATCCTCCGGATCTAGTTTTCTGTGATTGTGATTTTGCCAATAATTACTCATTTCTTACTCCATGCTTTTGTAATTGTCCAATGCCCAAAAGG